CGGGTCGACGGCGAAGGAATTCCTGATGGGGCTGCCCGATGAAGGATCCATTTCCCTGTCCATCAACTGGGAACCGTCGGATAACGGGCAGCAGGCGGTCATTGCGGCACGCAAGGCGCGGACGGAAAAGGATTTCAAGATCACCTACTCGGACTCCTCGACGGCCACCTTCAAGGGTTACGTCCTCGGGCTCAGTTCTTCCGGGGCGGTGGACGGCAAGATCGACGGTTCGATCACGATCAGAATCACGGACGAGGTCACCTGGGCATAACATGAACATTCTGACCGGAGAGAAAATCGTCCATATCGACGCGCACGATTACGTCCTGAGGTTCACCTGGCGGGCATTGTCGGAGATCGAACAAAAATACGGCGACAGCCCGAACCTGTTTGACCCGGACGTGATCGCCGTGATCGCCGCCATAGGTTTAAGGGACAGGCACCCGGAAATGACCGCCGAGCGCATCATGGACCTCTCCCCGCCGCTCGTTCCATTCGCTAAGGCGGTTCAGACGGCGATTCAGTGGGCGTATTTCGGACCCGAGGGAATACCGAACGACGAAGGTCGCACCGTAAAAAAAAACCAAAAAGCGGGTGGGTCATGGCGGCGTTTCATAATGCGGTTATGTCCGGCGTTTCTCCGGGAGAGTTCTGGGGATTGACACCCTATCTGACCCGTCAGGCCGTCGCCGCCCTGGCCGATGGCCGGAGCACATCAGCATGGCTCACGGCGAATCTGTCGAGGGCCAAGAAGATGCCGAAATTGGAAAGCCTGTTGGTCAAGCGTGAAATCGATCACGTGGATATGGAAGCCCGCATGAAGAACGCCTTAAGAAACATGGGTAAGAGACAATGGCAGAATCCATAGGGGCGCTTCGAGCGGAGCTTTCCGCCGGGCACGCCCAGTTCGCTTCAGACATGAAAAAGGCCCGCGATGCCGTGGTCACCAACGCCCAGGGCATGGCAAAGGGGATGGAAACCGCCAAGAAGTCGTTCAACGTCGGCACGGCCGGCTTGATGTCTTTCCGGGTCAAAGCCCTCGCCGCGGCGACGGTGACCGGGATGCTGGCCAAAACCGTTCTCAGTATAGCCGATGACTACACACTGCTGGACAACAAGCTGAAACTCGTCACGACGTCCTCGGAAAATTTGAAGGCGGTTCAGGAAGGGCTCTACCAGCAGTCCCTGAGATCTCACAGCTCTTATTCCTCCTCGGTCGATCTCTATGCCCGGTTCGCCAAGGCGACGGAGACCATGGGAACAAGCCAAAGCGACCTTCTCCGCATCACCGAAACCCTCAACAAGGCCATGGTCATCTCCGGGGCGACCCAGCAGGAGGCGACCAACGGGATCATCCAGCTGTCCCAGGGTATGGCCTCCGGTGTGCTCAGGGGCGAGGAATTCAATTCCATCATGGAGAACGGCTCCCGCATCGCCAAGATGCTGGCCGACTACCTCCACACGGATGTCGGCGGCCTGCGCCAAATGGCCACGGAAGGAAAAATCACATCCGAAATCATGGTCAAGGCATTCGCCGCGTCAGCCGGAAAAATCGACGAGGAATTCTCGAAGATGCAGCCGACGATTCAGCAGGCCATGACGGACCTCAAGACCGTTTTCGGCCGCCTCGTGAGCGACTCCGATCGCTCCGCCGAGGGCACGAAATCCATCGCGGGCGAGATCGCCAACCTCGCCGAGACGATCGATCAGAACCGTTCCGGCATCGTCGAACTCTTCACGCAGATCATTTCTCTGGCCGCCCGGGCGACCAAAGCCATTGGGAACATCGGCCAGTCGCTCCAGGGCTGGGCCGCCGTGAAAAGCGGACGTCTCGACTTCTTCGAATTCGCCACGATGAATGCCGAAGAGCTGAACGCCTGGCTGAAAAAGAACAATACGGAAGCGGCCCGGATGCAAAATCTGCAAGAGAGGATCACGAAAAAGGCCGGAGAAATATTCGATCTTGAACAGAAACGAGATTATCCGTTCAGCGGCAACCAGAAATACTATCAGCGCCTCATCGACAACGCGACGAAAGAAAAAAAGAGACTCGAAGCTGAACTCGCCGAATTGCAGGCGCCGAAGGCTGAGTCCCATTTGCTGCCAGCGAAGCCTCCCACAAAAACCACGACAAAAACGCCTCAACCAGCGAAGAAAGATCCGGCCGCGGAAGCCATAGCGTCCCTGACCCGCGAGCGCGACCTGATCGGCGCGGTCACGGAAGAAGAAAAGGCGCGATGGGAGATCGCCAAGGGTTCATACAAGCATTTTACATCCAAACAGAAAGAGAAGATCCTCCTGTTAGCCCGGGAAATAGATTCGTTGTCCGAACTGAGTAAGCAGCAAACCGAGGGCGGGCAAGCCGTCGATTCCATGGCGAAGGAGCGCGACCTCATCAGGGCCGCTACCGAAGAGGAAAAGGTCCGATGGGAACTTGAGAAAGGCGCATACAGGAACTTTTCAGATGCGCAAAAGGTAAAACTGATCGCTCTGGCGCAGGAGCTCGATGCAACCCGCAGCCTGATCGAGCAGGAAGAGGAAAGAAAGGCAAACCAAAAATCCATCGACGCCGAGATCGAAGCGCTGAAACTCCAGGCCGAGACCTTCAACATGACGGCGACGGAGGCCTCCCTGTACCGTCTGACCCTGCAGGGAGCGACCGCCGATCAACTCGCATCCGCCGAGGCCCTCCTCGGCGACATAGACGCCAAGGAGCAACTCAAGCAGATCCTCGAGGATATAAAAACCCCGCACGACCGATATGCCGAAACGGTGGAACGGCTGAACGGCCTGCTGGATCGGGGCGTACTGTCGCAGGAGCAGTACGGCAAGGCGATGAAGAAGGCAAAAGAGGATCTGGACAGTACCCTCAAGGACGGCGAAGACAACTTCAAGAAGCTGCAGCAGACGATCGAAGGGTGGGGCCGTGATTCGGCGGACGCTATAACCGACTTCGCCTTGGAGGGAAAGGCGTCCTTCAGTGACATGATCAACAGCATGATCAAGGACCTCCTGCGCATGATGATCTACCAGAACATCACCGGTCCGATCTTCAGCGGCATCAGTTCATACCTGGGCGGGTTCTCGCTCTTCGGCGGCGGCAAGGCGCAAGGCGGCGCCGTATCCCCCGGCAGAATGTACGAGGTCAACGAGCGCGGCATCCCGGAACTCCTGTCGATCGGCAATCGGCAGTTCCTCATGATGGCCGGTCGCGGCGGCAGCGTGACGCCCGTGGAAGACGATGGGGGTGTCGTGGGCCGTGGGAATGTGTCGATCAGTGTTCCTCTCACCATCAGTGGAGACACCGACAAGATGCTGGCTGCGGAATTGCGCCGCGAAATCGAGCAGACCTGCGAACGGGTGATACGGAGGCACTCATGATCCTGAACGACGGCGTGACATCCTATACCTTCAGTCGTCTGCCCGGGAGCATGACGGTGATCCGCGAAGACAAATCCTGCACTGCGGTGCAGACCTACGAAGGAGTGGCGTATTTTTCCTGGGGCACGTCCATCGTCGGAAAGGAGCTCTCGTTGTCCTGGAACGCCATGCCCGCCGCCATGTGGGCGCAGCTCGAGACCTTCTTCACGGCCGACGCTCCCCTCGAGTTTGACCCGACGCTGGACGGGACGCCTTCGGCAAAAACCTACACGGTCGAGATGACGCGCCTGGACGGCGAGTATTTCCTGGGCGGTTACGGCACGGGCGCGGGCTCATGGCGGCAGAACGGGACAATGACGCTCCTCATCCTAAGCGAGGTAACCTGATGGCCTTAATCCTCGATGCCGCATTGGCCGCCACCCAGGACAGCCCCTCCAGGCACCCCCTGGTGGAGATCACCTCGTCACAGCGCAGTGAAGACATCCCCTTCGACGGCACATTTCTCACTTCCGAGACGTTCAACGAGTTCGGCGCCAATATCATCCCCCACTCGTCAGGCCGGCTCTGCATCGCCTATTGCTATGGCCCCGATGCGGACGGAGACTGCGGCATAAAATATGTCTACACCGATACCGAACGCCGGGAATTTACGCCTGTCACCATCGAGCTCTACACGGACACCTCCCGCGTCATGGTGAGTGTGTCGATCTGCGAGTTGGCAGGCGGCAATATCGGACTGATCTATCTCGTCAACGACAATGCCTCTCACCTCTATAGGCTTGTGCGCCGGATTGTCACCGTAACGGGCGCGGCCGTCGGCAATGCCGAGATCGCCACCTGGAGTCACGACACCTTCACGTCCGACCCCTGGGTGCAGACCCTTGGGACGAATTCCTACCTAATAGTTTACGGAAAGAAGAGTGGCTCGAATTACTATCTGTACAAGAGGACCTCCAGTGATTTCGTCACCTGGTCAGCGGAAGCGGCCCTGAGCATCGCAGGTCTGACATCCACCTGGCGCCTGAGCAACCCATCCGTCATCAGGATCACGACCGGCGATCTCTGGCTGTGGTTCGATGCCCTCGAGAGCACAGGCCCGGGGGGCGAGCAACTGACCAACATTTACTATTCGGTAAGCACAGATGAGGGGACGACGTGGACCGCCGCGGTCAGGGTCACGAATTACGACGGCTACGGCGAGGTCGGCGGCCATCCTGTCGCGGTCCAAAAAGCGGCGAATCAGATGAATCTGATCTTCACCAGGAAGGTCGGGGCCCTCCACATGGACGACACGGCAACGGGCTGGCCGACCGGTGATACGACGGTCGAACTGTCCTGGGATTCAACGAACCGGAAGCTATATGCGGTCAACATTCACAATGGTGTTGCCACCAAAGGCTTGCAATGTGTCGTAAAGATCGACGTGGACACCTGGACCGTCGATCAGTACTGGGACGCCACAACAACGCCGGGATTTCCGTCAGTCATCTGCGGCGGGTCATCGGCCACCGAGCACGTATGGTACTGCAACCACGTTCACGACGGGCATATCATCGCCATCACAGCGGCTCACGTTGGAAGCTCGGGGAGGTGGCTTTGGGTTCTCGACGGAGAGGCGAACACGATCACGAATTATTACTGCGACACGAACGTCGCGTATGGGTTCACGCAGAATGTAACTCACAGTATTTCGGCACACTACGGATCCTTTCATCATTGTCAGGTCGATGCCGCGAATTTACGGGTTTACCTCTGTCTGGTAGATACCTATGTATGGCATCCCAAGGTCAGTGTCGGGTATATCGATCTCACGGAATCGTCGCCGGAGTTTCACGAAATTTTCAATTACACGGATATCGATGATACGGAAGCATACGGGGTTAGTTACAGCCTGCATGGGGGGATGTGGGTCGATGTAAACGGCGGCTACATCGTTTTGAGCTGTTCGACCGGCATGTGGCCCGGCGCCATGCTGGTATTCGATCTTGAAACCGGCGCCTTGATCGTCAAATGGACGAGCGGCGACATCGATTTCCCCTATTATGGACTGACGAAGCCGCTTGTCTACAACGGGAATATCTATGCAGGCATGTGCGAGTATACGAGCGGATACGACCAAAGCGGTTTCCGTGGTCTCGCGGAAATAGACATTTCGGCGGAAACGATCACCTTGCACCGCCCAGCCTACTGCAGCAATGACGACCATTATTTTGGGCGGCCTTCTTTATTGCAGGACGGACGGATCGCCATGACACACAACGCTTATGGAGTTGCCGTGTTTGACACGATCTCGAAAACCTGGAGCCTGTTCTCCAATAACAATATCGCTGGGTTCACGACTGACGGCAAGGAGCTGGCATCACCATCACAGATTGCCTACGATGACATGAACGACATGATCATGGTCGGAGACGCGGCCGCCAAGGGCGCGATCATGTTTTCAGCGAACGGCTACATTCGGCAGGCATCTTACGCGATCGGCACGAATCCCGGCAGCGGCTGGTCGTTTTCCGGGGTAGGAAGTCTCGTGCAGGGATTCCTCGATTACGACGCGGCGGCTGCCGTCGAGCCCGGAACTTCGACGGCCGTCTTTGTATTCTGGACGCACGAGGGTACAGACGGCGAGAAAAGCATCAAATGGGACAAGGACGGCTCCACTATAGATCTATCCCCCTACATCGCAGGCGAGGTTGCAACGGAACAGACGATCAGCGGACAGCCCGCCGCATTGTCATTCTCGGTCAGTCACGGACATCTCTTCGACCCATACAATTTGTCCAGCCTCCTGAACCCCGTCCTCAAAAAAGGGCGCAAGATCGTTTTGAGGTGGGGTGAAAACATCGGCGGCGTCGACTACTGGCAGAATGCCGGGACTTTTTTCGTTACGGGAACCTCCCTGGATTTCCAGCGGGGGGAATACCCCATTATGCAGGTGATTGCCGAGGACCAGCGGTGTCTGTGGCAGCACGGCCATGTCTATGCGACGGATGTCTACAACAACCTGCCCGGGGACATCCTCACGGATTTACTTATCGATCTGGCCAATATGACGCTGGAGGACATCAATCTTCCCGCTTTTGCCGGGGAGACCAGACTCCAGATGCAGTGGATCGAAAGCACGCTCGATGAAATCATCACCCAGGTCTGTGAGCGGTTCGGTTATTACTTCCGGTTCGACTGTGACGGCAAGGCCCATGCGCGGCGGATCAGCAACGCGGCAGCTATAGATCACATTTACAACGACAACACAAAGCTGATCAAATATTCCCCGGACGACAAATATTCCGACTTTACCAATCGAGTAACGGTGCGCGGGCAGGAAATGGACTTTACGACGGTCCAGTACGCCGAGGAACGGATCACACAGCTTTCCGGCACGCTCGGCTGGTGGGGATGCAAGGCGGATCATGTCGTTTGGTACTCCGATGACAAAAGCAGAAGATGCCTCTCCCCCCGTCTGGTCGCCCTCGAAACGTCGACAAGCATCCCTTTCCAGCTGGCGGGCGGCGTGGATGAGCACATAGAGGAATGCGCCGCCGGCGACGACTACAAATTCTGCACGGTTTACATAAAGGCGCCGAATTTGATCGGCATGCTCGCGGCTTCGATCGCCCTGTACATTGTCGGGAATAAAATAGGCGATGCGGTCGTCTCATGGGGCGCTGGATGGACGCAGCCCGTAGGACGGCTCATAGAAGGTCTCGCCGTTATGCCGGCCTTGATGATTCTGGGTTCGACGGCGAACTATCAAATAGAAGTATGGGCAACGCCGCTGGGTTCGTTGAGAAGAAGCGTCCAGGGTTCGTGGAACGATGAGGAACACCAAACGGAAATCAACGCCGTCGTCGAGCAGGTGCTGGATGACCCTCTCTGTTATTCGGTAGCGGACTGTGTCGCGGTGGCGTCCTTCGAGGGTATGGTCGCTCAGATGCAGAGGCGGAGAGTGACGATAACGAAAGTCGCCCACTTGCAGGATGAAGACGGCGATACCATTCGAGTGACACATCCCTATTGCGGTGAGGACCTGGATCTGTTTGTCGCATCCCTCAAAAGGACGTTCAAGAAGGCGGATACCGGTGGTGACGGCTATTTTTTCGATGAAATCGAGGGCTGGGTGGTGTCATGAGGCTCTATAACGGCAGACTGCTCAAGACCCGAGTCCGGCGGCAGATTACACAGG